GATACATTTTCACTAAAGAACTTATGTTCCTTGGTAATGTTGGATACTTTATTGGATAATTTACCTTTTAAGTTACCTAATTTTCGTAACTTTTTGTTAGAATTTCCAAACGATTCCATGTCGTCATTGATACTTTTTAATTTTTTATCAGTTTCTTCAATAATTTGACGATGAGTTCCAATACCAACAAATATTTTTTCTAACTTTTCTTTTTTCCTATCAATATCTTTTCGGCCAGTTTCTTCTAAATCACTAATAAATGATTTCTGCATATCTATTTTTTCTTCTGTCAAGTCTTTTTTAATTGTAAGTTCTCTAATTCTTTCATTTGTAGACCTAACTCTTTCCCTCAATATCAAACCCATCGAAGAAAATATTTTAATGTCTAAGATATCCTCAATGACCTCTCTACGGTTTGGTGCATTCAATTGCATAAAAGGAACAAAAGATGCACTACCTAGTACTACAATCTGTGTAAATGACTTATAATTTAACTTCAATACATTTTCTTCTAACCATTTCTGTTGATCATTTGCTGCAGAATTTTGATCTAGAAGTTCATCATCTTTCCATATCTCAAATATGTTTGGTTTAATTCCACGTACAATTTTCCAATCATAATTAGGTGTTGAAAATTCAATCTCAACTACACAATCTTTTTCATTGGCAGCATTAACTAATTGAGATTTAGTAATCTTACGAAAAGGTTTATTAAACAATGAAAAAGTAAGAGCATCTAAAACAGTGCTTTTACCTGTTCCATTTGTTCCTACTATTAAGTTAGTCTGTGCTTTTTGAAAATCAATCTCAGTAAAATGGTTTCCTGTAGATAGGAAGTTACGCCATCTTATCTGTTTGAATATTATCATAATCTATTGGTGGAATTACAAAATCATCAGGTTTAATAATGACATATCTATAATTATACTTGTAACAGGTCGTAATTGCAACCTCTTCTTCAATTTCTATTACATTCATCTCTGGATAGTCTTCTGCTTCCAATAATCCCGCATACCTTTCAGCATCATCTTGATCTTCAAAAAGATACAAAGCTCTTGCACCATCTGGATCAGTGACAGCATATGCTCCTTCTGTTTCTTGTCCTGAGATAGTTAAAACATACATTAGTCTAGTTCGCAAGCTTGTTGATAGACCTCCTTCATTAAGTTTTTTACAATTTCTTTGCTTAAATCAAAATCCGAGTCTTCAATGTATTTATTCAAAATTGTTAATGTGTCTTCACCTTCATCTTTTGAAAAATCCACTTCTTCGTCATCAAGACAGAAATTCTCAACAATCTTAACATCAATTGCTCCAGTTTTAATTATCTTATCAAGAAACTTTTCAAACTGTAATTGATTTGATTTTTTACGAACAATAACTTTTACAAACTTATCTTTAAATTCAGTTGCATTAAACAGAGTTGGATTTGTATCATTATAATATATTTTTTTAAAAATTGTGTAAGTATTCTCAATAAATTCAAAATCGTAAGTCTCTGTATCAAAGATATGAAACCCTCTTCGATCATTTACATCATTCCAATACATTTCATATGGATTACCTAGATAGAAAAATTTACCATCATTTGAACGAGTATGGTAATGTCCAGAAAACACAGTTTCAAATTTATCAAAGAATGTCTTATCCATTCCATGTTCCATTACAAATCCTCGATGAGCTTGAAATCCATTTATTTCTAAATGACCAAAAGCAACTTTAGATTTTGTGCGACTAATTTTACTTTTAGTTTCATCATAGTTATCAGCACATATCCAAGGTATCATAAAGAAATTTGATTTACCAATCTTATAAGTGTCTGGAGAAGATATTGAAACTATATTGTCATAATCTTCTAGTAAAGATTCAACTGCGTTGATTTCATTTGTATTTTTATAATATACATCGTGGTTTCCAACCAACTGATATATTTTGATTCCCATTTTTTGGAATCGATCATATACATTTTTCTTTGCCCAGTTTAAAGACCAAAAATCAATATTCTTTCGGTTATCAAATGCATCTCCCATATGAATACAAGTTTTGATGCCTCTCTCCTCCAGAGTAGGAAAAAATATATCATCATAAAATTTTTGAAAAAAGTCATGAAAAACTTTACTACTCTTTCGAGCACCAAAGTGTGTATCCGTAATAATTGCAACCTTCATGAATTTTGTTTTGCTTGAATATTTTCTTTGATTGTATTATAATCAGATGCGTTAAAGTTACCGTCAGCTGACATAACCTCTTCAAATCCAGATCTTTCTATAATTTTAGCACGAATATCCATTTGTCGCTTTTCTTTTTGTATACGACGTAGAAATGCATAGTGTATGATTTGAGTAAAATAAGCAAATGGGTTTGAAGATTTCTCTGGATCAAAATTTTTAATGTACTGAACACAGTTTTCAATACCATCACAAATCATATCCTCACGAAACATATAATTCACAAAGTTTGGTTTATATGATAGATGAGTTGCTATCTTTAAGAAACACTCTCCAAGATAGTTTGTGATACGAGGTCTGTCCTCTCCAGCTTCCTCTGCTCTCTTACATTGATTACGATAAATGACAATTGCATTTAAAAATTCCTTGTTGTTTACGTAATGTTCCGACCTTTTTCTAGTTCTAGGCATTTCATACGATCTCCGCTAGTTATGTTAATTATAACACAGAATATTAAATATTGCCAATGGGGACTTGACAACGTAACGAAATATGTGTAGAATAACTCTGTTAAGGGTTAAGAGACATATTAGCTATTACTATTCTTCTTCTTATATAGTTTCTCTAAAAATATTCGAGCATCACTTACACTAGATAGATATCCCATATCTTTACTTATAATAGATTCGTTTGTTTCTCGATCTTTATCCATCAAATAACGATTGTAGATACGAATCACTTCTTTATCAAATACTTCAGACATTGTAATTACCTTATCCATATCAAGTATTAATATTGTATCTGTAGCTGCTTGAACCCAAGGTATAACTTTAATTGCTCCTACCCCATTATTTCTAATCATCACATTTTCAAACATTACTGGGTTATCTAATAGTAATAAAGTTCGATTATCTTCTTCGCATGAAGTTACGGTTGAGATAATTTCTTCGCCAGAAACTAATTTAATGACTGCTAAAAAATCTTGTGGTTCTTCCTTTTTTTTCTTTGTCATTTTTCTCCTAAGTCAATTTGAACTATTTCGTAATTAAATTTTTCCTCGTTGTAAATTTTAATTCTTTCAATAAGATGATTGAGTGTGTAATTTCTTCTTGATAAATGCGTGATATCATCCGCAATATCATAAAGGACTGCCTGAGTCTTGCTGTCTCCTTTTCTTAAAACCCGTCCAATCGACTGAAGATTTCGTATTCTTGACTTAGAGGGAGAAGCAAAAATGACATTGTGAAGATTTTTAATGTTAATTCCTGTGGAGAAAGTTCCATAAGATGCTACTATGATTGCGTTTTTTTCGGTTTCAGTAATTTCTCTGATTCGTTCTCTTTCTTCGGCATCAACACCACCGTGTACATAAAATACCTTGCGGTCATTCTGTATGGAATTATTTATGAGTTCGTAAAGTGGTTGACCGTGTGTCTCAACTCGACTGAATAGCACTAAAGTGTTACCTTTTAAGTCAAGTACTAAGTTTTTAATAAAATTATTCCTCTTTTGATGTGTGATTATATGTTGTAGTTCTTCTTCATATACTTCAAACTTTCTTGGTTTATGTTTTAGAATTAGTATATGTATCTGAAGTTTCGATAAATGTCCCTTGTCAATCAGTTCTTTTGTCTGTGTAACTTTGTAAGAAGGCCCAAACAATCCCTCTAAGACCCATTTATGCGTCTGTGTACCATCCAAAGTTCCAGTAAATCCAAATCTATACTTGGCAGCATCCATCTTTGTCATGATGCTTATAAGTGATTTAGATTTAAAAAGATGTGCTTCATCACCAATTACCACTTCAAAGTCTTTGAAGAATGGTCTTTTTAATTTATAGATTGATTGCCAAGTTGTTATCGTAACAGGATTTTCATTTGTCTTCTCTTTACCTGCATAGATTCGATGACAATAATTTTCTGCGTCCCAACCATAGTCCTGAAAATCTTTGAACATCTGTTCAACCAAAGATGTAGTTGGAACAACTAAAAGTATTTTTTTATTTTTTTCCGCATAATATCTGACAACAGAATAAATCATTAGTGATTTACCTGATGCTGTAGGCGATATTAAAAGTTTACGATTGTATCTTAATGCATCATAAACTGCATCTACTTGATAATTTCTTGGTTTGTGTTTTGAGATACGAGTCATGTATTGCTTGACTCCCTCTCGACTTATAATTTCATTTTCTTCAAAAGGTGCACCATAAAACTGATTATTCTCAAACTCTAAACTATATTCTGACTTCTTTGCCCACGAAACAATTTTATCAACAAGACCACCATATATCTCACCTGTGGCTGGTGAATACAAACGTATCTTACCATCCCAATACTTACTACGATATTGTGGCATGAATTTTGCACCAGGTACATCAAATGTAAAAAGATCTGATAGTTCCTGATTAATATGTGGTTCTGCCTTGACAGTCACATATACTTCATTTTTCTTTTTGATGATAATGTCAGTCACTGTAACCTCGAATAAACTTCTGCCACTCTATGGCATTTTTTATTTGATAAGTTCGATTAGTAATACTCTTGAGAATACTATCCAAATAATTTAACATTACTTGGTAGTAATCCATTTTGCTCTGAATTTTGATTAAGTCATCATCTGAACTTAGATATAAATCCATATCCTGTCTCATGACTTTATGATCAAAGGGTTTATCTATGTATACCTCTGGATCTGATTTGCCTGTGTAATATAACCATTTTTCTTTTTTTGTTTGTTTTAATTTAATCTCTTCTACCTTTTTGAGAAGAATTAAATTATTATAAATTTTATAATATTTGGCATGTAAGGATGGAATCTTCGTAGACTCTACGTGTAATTCATCTTGGTCTAGTTTTGAATCTTCATCCCATAATGCTTGAATTTCATCAAGATTCATAAATTAAGTCATAACTTCTATATTGTATATAGAATACTTAAAAGTGACTGTGGCCGTGACATAATTAATATCTCCCGCAGTTGCATCAAACTGTATAGTTGATAAAGAAACAGGAAATACATCTTTAAAATGCACCTTTGATATCTCATTAAATGAACTATTATAGATTATTAATGTTGCATCTGAATATTCATTTAAAGCACTCTTTGCACCTACTTCTGGAGTATATTCATCTCCTCTTTTTAAATCAATAAATTGTTGAATACTTTCAGGAAATCCAAGTCCCTTCAACCAGTTATGAACTTGCATATAATTTTCTAGATTTTCATCTACAAAAAATGTAAGATTAAAATCATCATATACAAGTTTATCACCAGCAACAGGTATATTTTTTAGATAAGTAGGTTGCTCTGTAAAACCAAGATTGATTCCTGGTAT